GGCAGTCTCAACGTGTTTGCCGACATCGAGCAGGCCAACGTACCCGACTACATGCCTCGCCGTGGCCGCGATCTTGGCATTGACGCCAGCCGCCGCGAAATTGCCCCTCTCAACCTGGTCGATGCCGCCAGGCAAATCAAGGCCAGGGTCGGCGATGCCTGGACGGCAGCCACCTATCAATGGCTGGCCCAGCGCTTCCCCGATGGCGTTCCCCAAGATCAGATCGACGGCATCGTGGCCGATCTGTCCGGCCCGGCATCCGGGCGCAAACAGCCGCTCAAGGTAGTGGCAGGAGGAAGTGTGCAATGAGGCTGAAGCAAGTCCTGGCGGCCATCGGCGTATCGCAGAAGGCGCTGGCTCAGGCAATTGGTTTGTCACCCGCCAGCGTGGCGCAACTGGTTAATCACCACCAGTGGCCCAAGAGCCTGGACGCGGAGCAGATCAAGGAAAAGGTGCGGGTGTTCTTGCGGGAGCGTGGCGCAAGCCAGGCCGACCTGGACTCCGCTTTCGACGTGGCCTTGGGCCATGAGAGTGAGGAGCCGGAGTGTTGCAGCACCCCGGCCCCGGTTGAAGCATCCCTTACTAAGGAGGAAGTCATGTTACTACGCAGGCAGGGCCTGTTTCCAGCGGCCAAGAAGCATTTCAGTTTGTTCCGTGACCCGTTTGCCGACGATGTCCAGTCCCACGAGGATGTCTTTGTCAGCCCGGATATCCGCTACGTGCGCGAGGCGATGTTCCAGACGGCCAAGCATGGCGGCTTCATAGCGGTGACCGGCGAATCCGGCGCGGGCAAGAGCACCTTGCGCCGTGACCTGGCGGATCGCATTGGGCGCGAGTCCCAGCCCATCATCGTCATCGAACCCTACGTGCTGGGCATGGAGGATAACGACCAGAAGGGCAAGACTCTCAAGGCCCTCCACATTGCCGAAGCCATCCTCAACACCGTCGCGCCTCTTGAGCACGTCAAGCGCAGCCCGGAAGCCCGCTTCCGCCAGTTGCACCGGGTGCTGCGGGATTCGCGGCGAGCGGGCAACAGCCATGTGCTGATCATTGAAGAGGCCCACGGCCTGTCCATCCCGACCATCAAGCACCTGAAGCGTTTCTTCGAGCTGGAAGACGGCTTCAAGAAGTTGCTCTCTATCATCCTGATCGGCCAGCCGGAACTGAAGCTGAAGCTCTCCGAGACCAACCACGAGGTGCGGGAAGTGGTTCAGCGGTGCGAGGTGGTCGAGTTGATGCCCCTGGACACCCGCCTGGAGGAATACCTCAAGTTCAAGTTCGACCGCATCGGCAAGCCCCTGAGCGAGGTGATCGACATGAGCGGCATCGACGCGATCCGGGCCAAGCTGACCATCGCCACCAATCGCCGGAGTGATGCGGGCCGCCGGGATACCGTTTCCCTGCTGTATCCCCTGGCGGTCGGCAACCTCATCACTGCCAGCATGAACCTGGCCGCCGAGATCGGCGCACCCACGGTCAGCGCCGACGTGGTACGGGAGGTGTGACATGGCCACCGTTCTGCACATCGTCAGCCAAGTACCGATGGAGGTCAGCATGTCCAAGGTGTTCAACGAGAGCTTCATCGGGCGGCTGGCCACGATGAACAGGGCCGCCCGCGCCCTGCGCGAGTTGGGTTACCGCGTTGTCCGGCAGGAACTGAACCCGGCTCGTGGCAATCGCCCGGAAGTCCAGGTCGAGCGCGATGTCACGCCGTCCATCGGCCCCCTGCTGGATCGCTCCAGGGGGCGCATGTGGCGCACCGAGGGAGGGAAGAAGCGGGGCTATACCGAGTTCCAGGGCGTGACCGTCTGCTGGGAGGAAGCATGAGCGATCCGATCATCACCATGTGCCCGACGATGGCCAACCCGGAAGCCTTCAGCAGCGTACCCGAACTGCGCCAGGAACTGCACCGCGCAAACGAGAGCATCTTTGGCTTGGCGGATCGCCTGCACCGCATGAACGGCCTGGCCAACTACCTCAGTGACCGACTGATCAAGCTGGTGCAGGCGCATCTTGCCGAAGATCAGACCACCATTCAGGCCGAACTAACGGAACTCGCCGAGAACTACCAGCGCGAGCAACAAGCCAAGCAGGGGAGGCAGCACTGATGCGTACCCGCTGCCCGGCCTGCGGCGCGACCCTCTCCCTGGATGCCCTGGTGGCCCACGACGGGGCACGGGAAGCACTGGCCGCCGTGTTCAAGCTCTCCGGCCCGCTGGGATCGGCGGTGGTGCGCTACCTGGCACTGTTCCGCCCGGAGACGCGGGAACTGACGATGGATCGGGTGGGCCGCCTGCTGGCTGAAATCCTGCCCGACATCCAGGCGCAGCGGATCAGCCGCGACGGGCAGGTGTTCGAGGCTCCTCTGGAATCCTGGATATGGGGCATCGAGCAGAGCATCGCCGCCCGTGACTCCGGTCGCCTGAAGACGCCCCTCAAAACGCATGGCTGGCTCTATGAGGTCATCAGCAGCTACCGGCCCACGGCGGGCCAGGTGGTTACCGATGGCACCCCACGCCTGACCACCGGCAAGCAGCCATCGCGGACGTTGTCCGGCATTGCCGCCCTGGAGGATTTCAAGCGTGGTAGCTGACTGGCTTCGTGTCGAGATCGCGTCCGGCCTGCAAAAGCTGCTGGCCCTGCGCCTGATGGGCACGCCCCCGGAGGATGCCATCGTCGGCACGGCGGAAGTCTGGCTGGAGGCGATGGAGCATTGCGGCATCCAGTGGGTGGAACACCTCGACCGCGAGCGGGTGCGGCGGGCCTTTCAGGTGCTGTTCCGTATCTGCGACCGCTGGCCCGCACCCAAGCTGTTCCTGGACAACCTTGGCAACCGTGATCCACCGAAGGCACTGCCATCCCCGCCAGTCAGCCCGATCGTGCGCGAACGAAATCTGGCCAGGCTGCGCGAACTCAGGGAAACCCTGGCCAAGAGCTTACGAATGACCCATGTAGGAGAAAAAAATGACCACCGAAAACACGATTCCTGATGGCTACCGGCAAGACGCAAAGGGCTGCCTGGTGCCCGAATCCATGATCAAACCGATTGACCGCACCCGTGACGAACTGGTGCGTGAGCTGGCCCGGCAAGCCCGGATCGTCAGCGACGGCCTGCGCGAGTTCAAGACCCGCGTTTTCGCCGACATCAATGCCTTTGTCGACCTGTCCGCCGAACAGTACGACGTGAAGCTGGGCGGCAAGAAGGGCAACCTCACCCTGTTCAGCTTCGATGGCGCTTTCAAGGTGCAGATCGCCATCGCCGAGCACATGGTGTTCGATGAGCGCCTCCAGGCCGCCAAGCATCTGATCGACGAATGCATCATCGCCTGGAGCCAGGGCAGCCGCGACGAAATCAAGGTGCTGGTGCAGTCCGCCTTCCAGACCGACAAGGAAGGCAAGATCAACACCGGTCGGGTGCTGGCCCTGCGCCGCCTCGATATCCGCGATGAGAAGTGGCAGAACGCCATGCTGGCCATCGGCGAAAGCCTCCAGGTGGTCGGCAGCAAGGAATACGTCCGCTTCTATGAGCGCATCGGAACCTCCGACCAGTACCGGCCAATCAGCCTCGACGTGGCGGCGGTGTGACCATGATCAGAGAGAACCGTTACCTTGTCCTGAAGAACAAGGATGTTGCTGCCTACCTCACTGACGAAGAACAGGAGCAGCTTGACGACTTGTGCCGCAAGATCAATCGACATCGTTTGATTGACGGGAAATCTGTCGTGCAATGCGTCTGCGTAGAGCATGACTGGCCGGAGTACGACCAGGTCTGGAAGCTGATTGAGGATCGGGTCGATGGCCGATGTGCGACACCTTCCCCATCCGCAGAATGGCCTTATGGCGCAACTGTGAAGCTCCGCTACGTCGGCTTCCAGTACGACCCTAACAGCCGCGAATCTGGATGGGCAAAGCGGGATGCAAACGGGTGTCTTGTCACTGCATACGGCATGAGTCCGCTGGATGAGAGTGCTTGGGAGGTTGTCGAGGAGCGACAGCTTGCAAACCCATCGGAATGTCCGGTCAGGGCAGGACTGGATCGAACCACTTCTGGGGCGATTGGCCAGCCATGAACGACCGCGCCAAAATCCTGGACAAGATCAAGAAGTGCCTGGTCCTGTCCGCCAGCAGCAACGAGCATGAAGCCGAGGCCGCCCTGCGTCAGGCCAGAAAGCTGATGGAGGCTCACGGCATTACCGATCTGGACATCCAGGCGGCAGAAGCCGAAGAGCGACGGGCGAAGGCCGGGGCCAAGGCAACGCCATCCAATTGGGAAACCATGCTGGCCGTCAAGATCGGCGATGCCTTCGGCTGCCAGGTGATTTTCTCCGGCGGCTTCTGGAACCGGCAGGGCGAGTGGTGCTTCATCGGTTGCGGTGCCGCACCGGAGGTCGCCCAGTACGCCTTCTCGGTGCTGCATCGCCAAGCCAAGCGGGCACGGGAAGAGCACATCAAGGCCAAGCTCAAGCGTTGCAAGGTCGCCACCAAAACGCGCCGCGCCGATCTGTTCAGCGAAGGCTGGGTGCGGTCGGTAGTCGGCACGATTGCAGCCTTCGCCGGTAACGACCAGCAGGCCACTGCCATTGACGCCTACATGGCCAAGAACCACCCAAGCCTACGCGACCTGAAGGCCAGAGACCGTAACGACGGTCGCAAGCTCCGCGACCACGAATACGACGACTACGCCGCCGGTAGCCGCTCCGGGCGCGATGCCCAACTCAACCGTGGTGTGGGTGGCCAGGCCGCCCCACTTTCCTTGGAGTAAGCCATGCCCCAGCCGTCCGCCAACAACCGCCAACGCCTGATCCGCCTGATTCACGTCGCCAAACGCGACTTGCAGATGGACGATGACAGCTATCGCGCCGCGCTGGCCAAGGTGGCCAAGAAGACATCGGCGGCTGATCTGACCGTTCCAGAACTGGAACGCACTTTGGAATACCTCAAGCGGTGTGGATTCAAGGTGCGTTCCAAGGGCAAACCGGCAGGTACCGGCAAGCCCGCCAAGGCTGCTCCGTCCCGGCCAATGGCCCAAGACCCGGAGGCCAAGAAAATCCGCGCCCTCTGGCTTTTCCTGCATGACCTCGGGGCCGTGCAGAACCCTTCCGAGGAGGCGCTGGCCGCCTATGTGAAGCGGATCACCAAGGTCGATGCGCTTCAGTGGATCAACGGCTACCAGGCGGAAACCCTGATCGAGAGCATGAAGAAGTGGGCGATGCGCTTCCTGCCTAACCAGGTGAAGGCACTCGCCCAGCAGCTCGCCGACGCGATCAACGCGGGCCGCGTGCAACTGCCGCCAGAAACCATCCAGGGCCTG